TTGATGCTCCTCGTTGCTTGAGGGACCTACTAAGTGTTGCACAGTCTTCTTCACATTGCTTTTTGATTTGAGCAGCGAGCCGGTGTGCTTTTGCTGTGTCAACCCGGATACCACGCTGCTTCATCTTTAATGTGATTGGCATAAGGTCACGTTCAACTTGGTATGCAATATCTAATCCTTCTTTCGTGATAAGAGGTCGTAATTTCGCTGCCAGTTTCAGCGTGCTGACCGCATCTTGCTCAGCGTATGGCCCGACAAATTCGGCCCCTAGTTCATGTAAATATTGCTTGACCTTATTATCAGGTATACCTCGATCTTTACATGATTCACGCAGCAGTGTTTCATCTTTACCGGTGATGCCTTGCCAGAGGCACAAATTATCCAAACTAAATGAAGACAGGTTTTCATCTATCATGGATGCCATGGCCATGGTGTCATCCACCTTGGCCGGTGGGGCTACTCCAAATACAGCTCCCAACCATCCGCAGTCGTAGGCAAAGTTGTGGAAGATGAATCTGGTTTGACTCTGTAAAAAACAAGCTTTGAGCCATCTTCGTATAACATCGTGATCGAAGTAATTTTTCCTGTCGTGTCTAATGGGGATATAAGTTGCTTGATCTCGCCAAGCAATAGAGATTCCGGATATAAAGCCAGGGTTCGGACTTTCTTTTTTTCCAGCATACTTGTAGAACCCCGGTCCGTTGCCTTCGGAGAGCGAGGCGTCGCACGTCTCTGTGTCAATTGCCACCTCAGTTTCTTGAGATAAGTCAGGTAAAGCAGTTGGAAGAGACCAACTGCTTTGTACCGCGAACAGGTTACCTTGGTCTAGGCTTGCTTTTGCTGTGCGTGTCATTTGAGGCTCTTTTTAAATTCGTCAACTTGCTCCTTGTTACCAACCATCCAATCAGGGGGACGAGGTATATCTATATTTATAGGTCTCCATATATGAAGACAGTTTTTTGCTCTACCACCCAGCAACGTTCCATCTATGTATTCAGCTTTAGGAACATGGAGTTGAAATGCTGTTTCATTTTTATTAAAGAATAAGTTCTTTATTTGTTCCATCTCTTCCCAAGTAGGAGTTCTGTGGTGATGAGATACACTTACATGGTCCCACCCATAACCTGATGTTGCAATGATAACTAAATTTCGAAATAGAAATACTCCGTAATCAGAGTCACCAACGGCACCATATATTCGAAGCTCATTAACAAGGCTTCTTATATGATCAAGCTCTTTCAAGTTCCTCATCATCATCCTCCAACCTGAGCCATCCAGTTTTACTCTCTAATATACCCTCACCAGTTTTGAGCCTCGCATAAATCCGCTCACCACATTCGGAGCAATAGTTCGGTAACCGGGGGTTGACATAGCAGAGTAGAGAGTGGCAGCACGGTGTTTCGATAAGACGGAATGGAACCTTTGTTAGACTGCCCATGGCAGTGTTGCCCCCTGGTTTTTGATGGCCCGCCACGCCTGCCAAATGGCCCGCCTGTACGTTCGGCTGGGGGTGGCGCTACCCCTGTAGCACCCCCGGCTAGCGCCCGCCAGCGCCCACCCTACAGCGTTTGAAGAAACTGTTTGGATCCAACAACGATCGCGATGTTACCGACCAGCACATCCGCATATGCTGCGAATGCTGCCTTGCCGCCACACATTGCCCAAAGAACTTGAGCAGGTTGGTTTACCGGCATATGCTTCAGCTTGCCTTCTTCATTACAGAATGCAATACACGGGCTCATTTCATAGGTGTTAAAATACGGTACTACTTCAATAGACCCACCCACGATTTCTTGCAGAGCTTCGAGTGTTGGTGTTTTCTTTATTGCTTTCTTTTTGATTTCGCCAGTCGGGTGTACGGCAATAAGCCAACGTTCATCAGACACAGTATGCTCCTTTGTTTAGCTGTAAAGCATTTTACCATAAATTAGTTATGATGCAAACTTTGAATGTTCTCCACCATCTTCTGGCGTGCCGGGGACATTAAGCTCTGCGTATAGTTTAGATACTAGCTCTTTATCGCGTGCCTCACCCAATATACGTGTCAGCCATTTGCGGGCATTTAATAAGTCTTCAAGATTTATGAATGTGCACATCTTATAAATGAACATTTGGTCATACTCATTTAACTGGTTAGCATCAGCAAATCGTAAAACCTCTTGTCTTATTGCAGATGGTTCCAGTAACCGTTTCGATATCTTATCAAACTGAATAACCGTTATCAGTTTGTCGAGGTAGTGTCGCGCCTTTTGTAGATCTTGTATTCCATTTTTCTTGCGATATCGTGACACGTACTTGGTTGCGTTCCCTGCAAAATAATCCATGCCAACCCGGGCAACAAGGTCCCAGTGCTGATACTGAGTTTGATAATGTGTCCCACCAAATTGTTCTTTATTCGGATCCATGTTTTTCTTCCCAACCGTTCGTATGCCACCAATCGGATAATGGTGGCATTAGTGTAAAGCGTTGCTGCGCAAAAAACAATCGTATACGTATAATCACATAGCGTACGACCGGTGGGCTCGGCTCTTGATCGTACAGAGCTCTTAGACACCGGTCAGCTACGATGAAGCCATGGCTGTTGCCAAGGTTCATTTCATCCATACCCCATTCAGCCATCTCAATAAGCTCGATTTGTTTAACAAGAATCTTATCCTCTTCTGTCAACACAACCGGTTGATAAGCATTCCAATATTGGAGTTGTCGGTAATATGATTTTTGTTCTATTAGATCCACTTGTTCTTTTAACATTGGGTTATCTTTCTTAACAGGATAAGGAAGATCCCCAGTGCTAATTTCACCAATATCGTGAAAGATCATGTGGTAAACCACATGCTCATCTGGTTGATGAGTAATAGAGAAATATATTCGTAATAGATTCCAACTATGTGATGCAACCGTTTGTGGTTGGATATGAGGCCAGACATGATATCGTTTAAGTTGTCCAGCGAGCCGAGTATCAAGATAGACAGGATCTGCACTAGTCATTTCGATCTCCTCACTATCCATGCAATACCAGCTTCTTGCCAGTCATCCGCCTTTACCATACCAAGAGCATCGTATGCACCCTGGAGATATTTATCTTTAAACCTTTGATGTGCCAAGGCCATAGGGACAACGGTGTCACGCAAAAATGAATTGACTATGGTACCATTATATCCGTCTGAACCAGACTGTATGATTTCGATACAATCTATAGTCTCCTTAATATCGTCATCTATATTAGCTTCATCATCTATTAACGGTTGTGTTTTTCCATATGGTGTATTATCAGATAATTGTTCTGATAAGAGATCTTCATTAGATATTCTAGATCCAAGCATATTGATATGGTGTTCATACAAGTGCAGGTTAGTGGTGACTTGCCAATACTCACCAAGACCTACCCCGATCTTACCGGCAAGGTACTCCTGTAATATTGGAAAATGAACTGCGTTAGCTCCACAGCAGCCCCAGATAACATCGTTGGACCGGTTGAACACTGTCATGTTGAGCCTTCCGTTAAGTATACGGAAGACTGCAACGAGGTTGCAGGGCTTAGCCGAATTGACGACAAGGTCACACCTACCGGCTCCCCACATCTGCAACACGGCTTGTCTCGTAGATGCGTCCTTACGCATCTGCGTAACAATTTCATCTAACTGGTCTATATCTTCTAAACCATATCGCCATCTATATCCGTAGGCATCCATAATAGTGCCATCTTCATTACCATATGTCTTACTGAAATCTTTGATGTATGGATCCAAAAACTTACCATCATCCCTACCGGCTAGCATCCATATAGCTTCCATTAAATGGAAAAATGGGTTGGCATCTCTGACCGGATTTAATAGGACATGTTGTTTAGGATACAGATAGTGGATAGTTACTGGACCAGGAGCTACGAAAGCTTTTCCTAGCCGGGTGTATTCTGTTCGTCCTTGAGCAAGAAGATATTGAACTGCTTTTGGTAAGGCATCTCTGACGTTAGTCGCTGTTATCACAAACATCTTTTCCTCCCACGATGTGCGCACCGCTCAGCCTTACGTCTAGTGGTGTTCCCCAGTCTATCGGTTGATATGTAGTCTCCTTTGCGATTTTTTCACCTGTTAGCTGATTGAATACATGGCTGATATATGGTTCTTTCATTGTTTCAACCAGTGTTTCTGCAATAGTCATAAATTCTCCTATAAATTTACTAGGAATCCAATATGCTCCTCTTACTGCGTATTGTGATATACGTTCCTTTTCTTTAATTAAATTAAAGAAACCTAAAGCATCAACATATGAAAATGCTGGGTTAGAACTTTTACTGACAAGAACTGCTGGACAATGTATCGTTGTAATCGCCAATAAATCATTAGTGAAATTTAATATGTCAGCATCTAATATCAGAGTATCGTCTAAAGAAATTTTGTTCATCACTTGAAGAGCCGTGTGTGCTGGACCTTTCGTATGTGCCATCACTATCGCATTATTCATTTCTCCTATCCATTTAGGCGGAACACCGTACAATGTTTGTCCTCCCCAAAACTTAGGTGGAAGTGTCCAGAACACATGCTCCCACATAGGACAAGTATACCCGCGCCATTCAATATTGAGGAACGGCTTTGGTGTGGTGTATCCTTCTTCCTTAAAGCGGCGGCTTTCACCAGCAGCTAAAATGATTGCACGCATGATTCCAACTCCCCGGCTATCCGTATGGCCCACTTCCCCGCGCTAGTATTAGTCGTATCGCGCAGAGCGATACGCTTTAGACCCACCATACACCAGAACACTGCTCGTTTCAAAACTTCGTAGTCTTGTGCAAACTTTGGCCACAAGTATGGCTTATAGTCTACTCCACGCAATATTACTTCCCAACCCAACATAGACTGTAGCATCTTGGCATGGTCTATCGCACGAATGCTAGGTCGCATTAACCGGTGTGGTGGAATTGGGTCCGCAATGCGGATATATCCTTTTCTATTAGTCAGTGTATTATCAAGCGTTGCATCACCATGGATAAGACAGATGTCATCGTGCAATGCCCAGTCTGGCACAGTAACTCCAATTGTTGATAGGAGTTCTTGTCGCCATGATTCATCACCTATTTGTTTTGTGAATGGTGCATCTACTAGCGACCTATTCCATACATGGTCTGTCAACACTTTTTCCATTATACAAAGTGTGCGTTGATTATGCCATTGTGGAGTGAGATATTCCATTACATAGCTTGTATTGTTTAATGCGAATATCCGTGGGCATACATTTTCGCCCAGATGCATCATAAACACAGCTTGCTCATATGCAAAGTCTGCAGTATCAGTTTCTTTATGCACGGCCAGTGTCAATTTAGAATGAGTAAAACCGGCCATATCTACTTCATGACCATAAAGACATTCCGGTACATCAACTGGCGGGTATTCTTTTGAAATATACGATAGTATACGTAATGCTGATAAGAGATCACACTGATACACGGGACTTCACTCCATCTTCGAGTGCCTTTTGCCATTGGCAGATCACTTCAACTCGAGGAACTGAAGCTGTGTACTTCTTTTCAGTCGTAGACACATAGCCGGGATGTAATTCTGCTAGCTTCTTTGCATCAGCGTTAGAACGTTCAATAGTGCGTTCATCACTGGCACCACCAGAAGCATCAAACTCACGTTGGTCATTCACAGTATTGTGCCACACGGCATCAGGATAACCTTTACGAAGTAACTGCAATGTGACATCCATATCTTCTCTCGTCTCAATTCGCCCTAATTCACACTCTTTCAACACTACCGGTAAATAATAGCCGAGCGAATATTGCATTCTACCGGGTGATTTCCATCCTGCTTCTTTCAAAGTGTTGTTACCCTGACGTGGCCCAAAGCCCACGTGAGGGAACTCTGGCCCTAGTTTATCTTCAAGCCTTTGTATTTCATCTGCAAGCTGAACACCAGCAATTTCCTTCAAGTGCCAATCGGCATCACTCTTTCTGGTTGCAAACCTAAGATCATCGTCAAGCATGAGAATCTTATCATAACCCCGCTCAAGCCATTCAAAACAAATCCACTTGCGCTTTTGTGCTATGGTCCAAGTAGGGTCTGGCTGTGCCACCACTTCAATATCATCACGCAATGACGATAAACTGAATAATTCCTTTGGAGGACAAACAAGTGTCGTACGTTTGCGTGTATCCCCCGGTAAAAGCTGAAGCGTAAGCTGTTTAGCTGTACGCCCTCGTGTAGGAATTATGATACGCATTGCCATTGAAGCCTCCCCATATGTTATGCTAACACTAGATAAGACTGACCGCAAGTTGAACTATACTATACCCCCAAGTCTTTTTGCTGCTCTCCAATTATAACGTACATCCTTTTCATCTTTAGCTGTTACGATTGTCGGCCATAGGGCAAGTATCTTCGCTTGTTCTTGCTGATACCTTTCAAAACAACGCCAATCGCTACATCCACCGTTGGCATTATGAGTATCAGTCTTAGACCACTCAGTGCTAACAGCGGTCTTAATTCCACGTGTAAGAAACTGGAGGTGCATGTCATGCTCTTCATGCCCAAAGTCTAATCTGAATTTAGGCCACGGGCACGGCATGGTATCCCGGTTAAAGCCGAGCACTTGATTGAACCGCTGGCATTCAGCATAGCCGCGCGGCTTAGTCTGGCTCATGAACTTATCAACTAACCCGACATATGGATATTGTTCCATTAGTACCCATAGATCAGTAATCATTGTGAGTGTATCTTCTAATGTCGCTTTGGTGAAATTACCTTCATCATTCCGTTTATAAAAAGTTAAATCATCATCCAACATAATCAACTTACCGGTTTTTGGCATACTCTGCAACATAAACTCGCGCTTCAATCCAATACCGGTTCCCCCAAATGGAATAACATCTAGTTCTATAGACAAGGCTGCACGATATGTATCGTATTGATCAAATGGCACAACAATACTGATGTATTGCCATAGGTCATGAGACAAATTACTGATAGTCTTTTGGTTCCAGGGCCTGGATCTAGACGGTATCATTATGTGCAGATCATCATACATGTCTGAACACCTGTCTTGGACGCCCGACCCCGGTAGCTACCTTAGTGAACTTGCTGAACTCACAAAGACAATTTTGGAGATCTTGGTTGTGCAGTCTATTAATTTCTAATTCTTCAAGTCTTGGATTCACAATAGCACTTAACCGGTTGAGTTCCATTAACCATTCGCCCTTGGCCCATGACTGATCCATTGACCTACCAAGTACGATATTCAACCCGCGCATACTTCCAGGCCCAGGCGCAGCCCATGTCCACCAGTCGGGTACAGTGGGCATACATGGTAGATACTTCAAATCGGCCACAATCTGGGCTCTCATAAACGAACCTAACCCCTCCCCGTTTATCCATTCATCTATTTCAGCTAATAGCGGTGGATTTTTGCGCCATACTTCCCATTGTGTGAGCCATGGTTTCTTGCACCATTCATGAAAATATGCGAGCACCCCTTGTCCTTTAGAATAACCAGGCATTCCATTAATAATATACGCTCCAGTTACATGAGGAGTTGGTAATTTATCTAAACAACAGATTAATATGGGCCAATCACGATCTATGAGATATTTTTCAAATACAGTCAGATTACTCAACATATCTGGCTGACTAAAGAATGCATCACAAGTTTCTGGTCGATTAAACCAACGATACAACATAGTGGCTGGAAGTACAGCAGATTCTTCGCCATAATGATCTCGGATAGTCTTTTGGTAATGTTTCGATACCTTATCATTTTCCCTATTTATATTAGTGAACCGGTATTGTTGGAGTATGGTCTCACTTGTCCATGGCCATGGATCTCCACGTTCACGCCGCACACGTATGGCTTCACGCTCATAAATAAAAGCGACAAACCGTTCAATTGGATCTTTTATATCAACCAAGGTCATGAAGACACCTGTTTCTTATACCACGGCACAAATTTTAGCAATGTTTGCGGGTCAAACATAGGGTTATGCCAGTCTCCATCAAACCTCATACACCGGTCATCGATAGTTAAGAATGCATGAGGCTTTTCGTTAGCATAGTACAGTCGTGCTGCGATTGTACTATGGGGGCCTGCATGTTTTCTAATATAGGTTTGCATCGCAACCCTACCTTGATATGTTTTTGATCGACTGGAATACACATGTATTTCAAAATATATGAGTGCAGCTTCTAACCAATCAAATATCCCCGGTACCGGTGGGTCTGATATTACTTCATCCCCTTTCCAACCAGAAGAGTATGAATGTATGCACCCATCGAAATCGAGGCAGAGTATGGGCTTTTTAGTCATTCAAACAATCCTCCAAAGTGGTATTTCTTTTCTGGAGCTATAACGATAAGATCTTGGTACGTTCGTGTAATCCCCGTGTAGAACACCCTCGTTTCTTCTTCTATATTACTCGCAAACTGCTCCGATGGCTTTGCCGTATCAGACAGCAGTACGACCGTGTTGGCCTGCCCTCCCTTAACGCGGTGTATAGTAGAGATATGAATCTTTGGCTTGTCACCAAGATGAAATCCATTGGCCAATACCTTTTTGAAATAGGTTATCTCTTCTGGTGTAATTTGTACAAACAACTCTTCCCACGGTCCCTCTGCCAATAGCCCATAGTTATCCTTTAATTGTTGCAGATTAAAATGTGGAGGATCTTTTTGATCGGAAATACTATTGAGCCGGGTTTTGTAGCCATATGCAACTCCAGGCTTTTTACCATGTCCTTCCGACGGAAGTAGATTGTAAATTGAGACGATCTGGGGCGATGGTATTGACCTACCGTCTTGCAATTCACGCCAAGCTGTGATTGCTTTGGCAATCGATGGTTTGATGCTGTTAGCATCGAAGTAACGATATAATAAGCCAAAATGTCGGCAATACGGTACGAACTTCTTCCTTAACATTTTCACTGTACGCCCTAAAAGCATAACGCTCTCTTGGGCGTTCAGATCTCTAGGGCTTAGCTCTGCTATTCCATTAACGATACTATAACTGCCTTCAGCATCCCTTGGCAACCAGACCTTTTCACGTCTGTTGATGACCTTGCGAATAATCTTATTCGCAAGATCATGCACTTTGCCTGGGACACGGTAGCTCTGCTTCAAAACTTGTGCTGCTCCTGGCATACTGATAAATTTCTCTGATGCTCCTGCCCAAGTGAAAATAGTCTGGTCATCGTCACCAGCAATGTAGATACGCTTAGCAGATCTGCATAAATGTTCCACCATACACCATTGTAATTCACTAAGATCTTGAGCCTCATCCACCATTACAACTTCTAACCGGGGAGGGTCTTCTTGTTTAATAAAATGTTCCAACATATCTGTGAAATCAAGAAGCTTATTTTTCTCTTTATATTCCCGGTAATCTTTTATCACCTGCCACGCATGTTGAACATTTGGAAACATGTAATCATATTGATGAAAGACAATCTCAACCGGTGTTAGTGTTATCCTAGATAGATTTTCTAGGAATAGCACTAAATCATCTCCATAGAAACTGGTATATATCCCATCATCAAATGATTGACCTCCGTGGATATCGTGCCCATACGTGGAGCCAAATTCACGTATTTTATTCCCAACCATTACTTGATCAGTAGTCAGGCCCAAGTGTCTGAATGCCGCACTGTGAAGTGTGTTGAAATATCTGAATGCAGAGCGAGGCAGATTAAATCGCATACTAGCACGCGAAATAGCCTCCTCCACTCCACGTCGGGTAAATGTGAAAAACCCAATACGGTCAGGTGGAATACCGCGCTCCATTTCTAGGAGCACGGTGTCTAGTAACGTGGTGGTCTTCCCCGTTCCCGGGGGACCGAGGAAGATGGTGGGGTCAAGCATGCTTTTCTTCTAGCTCGAGGAACCCTTTATTCGTACCATACTTAACATCTTTAATGGTTTTATTCCCACAGAAAGCATTCCAGGCAAAGATGCATCCTTGGTAAATCTGGGCAGGTGGAAGGGTTGTCTTAAATTTCTTTTCCAGCACCAGCACCAAGAACTCATCCAACGCTGTGGCTGGGTCACCGTCGATTTCTACACCACCTTTGCACACATCTTTCCAAAAATCTTGTGCGTTCATTTGGTCTTTTTGGAAAGTAGCGAACATAGCAGCTACAACCGGTATGTTCTTACATTCTCTCGTTTTACTCGACAGAATGTGGCCATTTCCGATCCAAAGAAAGAACGGATGCAAGTCAGTATCCTGCAACATAGCGTATGCTTGATCACTAGTAGTCAGCTTTTTAATGCCTTCCACTGTTCGCTTATACCAAACAATTCCTTCAACTGCAAGCTTAGCGATAGGCTTGGGAACACTCTTTAGATCAGGTTGCAAGCCTTGATATGCTCCAGAAACATCGAGCGATGTGCGGCTCGATTGCCTACCATCTAGCTGCCTAAACAAGATTGCCAGATCGTCCATGGTTTCACATCGATACCTGTCAATGTGCACCCTCAAATCGGATGGGAATTTACCACCCAGTTTCTTTAGCATCGCGCAACTGTGCTGCCCGTTAACTCGAAACACGTCAGCACCTACTTCTGCACAAGCAAAGTTGAACGGAACAAGAAGCCCCGCATTTGCCCTTTCAAGCAAATACTCTACCCGGCCCTCACTCAGATCTCGCTCAGTTGGAGACGGTGTCATCGTCTCAAACCTTACTGCAATCTCTGGAGTAAGGGTCCCGGATGTTGATTCAAGCAACTTAAACATAGGATTACTCCCTGGTAGGGAACATAGAAACGTGTTCCCAGGCGCTACTCTTTCTGATCATTGTAAAATTTCCTGAGTCTACCGGCTTCTATGGTAATCGACGGTATGGATATCGTCGCCATATTTTTCAGCCCTAGATCCTCAAGTTTACGAATGATAGAAATGAGTTCCTTGCGAGGTATTTTTACATACTCCGCGCAAACCTTTGGTTCTTTGGTCTTGGTTAGTTCCTTTTGAGGTTTTGGTTCTTCTTGAACCTGAACATGGTTTTGTTCATTGTGAAAGGCTTGAACATTCGCCTTATTAAAGGTTATTTGTTCTTCTCTCACAAGAACAGCAAGTTTTTTATGTGCTGGTCTGATTAATCTTACAGCTCTCACCATAGTGCCATGGCTAACATTAGCATATGTTGCAAGTCTGTTACGAAGTTGTATATTCTTTTGACAAAGTTCAGCTATTATCATTGCACGTCGCCCAACATCAAGATTTCGTTGCTTAATATTATTTTTGAAAATTAATTCTATAATATCGAACTCATCCAGTGCAGAATCAAGTTCTATGACATACGGCACCATATTAATTTCCAAACAAGCTCGCATTCGACTACGGCCATCAATAATCATATTATCACGAATCATAATAGGATGGTTTATATTATTCTCCTTGATATTAGCCAACAATTTATAAAATTCCATATCTTTCATCAAAGGAAATATCTCTAGTGCCGGGTGAATTGTGTATTTGCCTATCTGATTAGACATGATACATCATCATTAGTTTGTGCATATGCCGTAAAGCATAACGCACATTTTTATGGATTACAAGTTCGTAAAGGTTACCTGCCCGCTGTGCTCGGGGTTAAAACGGTATCTCGTCATTTCCACTGTCACCAGCATGGGCCGTGGGTGATTCTGCCCTTTTCTCTCCTTTTTGAACAGCTTGATAAAGGGTCTTGGCGGCTTGATATTCTGGCACCGTAACTGGACCAAGGTCTTGAAACTTGAGTCCAAACCATTTTCCCACTGCGTTGCTCGCAGGAACCGTTGTCAAACGGTACTTGCGAGCAAAACTTGGCATGACGTTACCGGTTTTAGGGTGCAGGAACTGATGAAATAACATATTCCAGCTTCGCGCAAAGGTATGTTTCGTACCAGTGCATGGGAGTACATACGGTTGACCATCCACCAGTAGATAGAACTCACGGGTATCTTGAACAATGTTCCCACTACCACCCCGCACGAGACTCTGTCGTTCCCGGCCATCATCACCACGAACAGTGCGCTGAGTCATGTCTTCTGGCGGAGAGTCATGTCGTGCCACAAATCCACCCCGGTTAGGAAGCCACTCAATCCATGTGCGTACCATCTCAACCGGGATGGCTATAATACCTTCTTCCCCATTACGAATGGGGATGATGGCATTGCGCAACCAGAAGTCTCCTGGGTTCGCACCTTCAACATAACTGTCACCTCGTTTTTCAACAGCCGGTGAACCGGTTTGTAGCACATATATGAGTGGGAGTAACTGGTCTTCTGGTTTAAAGCTGACACCTGCCCCAGAGTCTTGTTCAGCCATATCCAACAATTCTTGAGATGTCAGTTCTTGTGACAATGCTGTCTGTAATTCATTAGCCATGGTGACACTCCTATCTGTGTTTAGTACCATATACCGTAAAGCATTTGAGCGCAAGGGGCCGTGCAAACGGCCCGTACAGCGGTGTTACCAGGGGGCGGTACCACCCTAGGCGCCCCCTAGTCAAAACGCACGGGCGGCCCGTTTGCGGGGCTCCACGAGGCCCGCAAATTTACTTATTGCAACGCCAGTATCGCCACCCATGCTTCGTATAATAGGTGCGACCCAACTTTCCACATACTGTGTCAGTAACCAGATTAGGTTGTGTCAACATAACCTGTTTGGATCTTACCACCGGTTGATCAAGTTCAGGTTCAGATTTCGTTATTATTTCAACTTTGACCGGGGTTGGAGGTGGGACCGGAAATACCGGAGCAGGTATTGGCATCACCGGTCCTCCTGGCTTTGCAGAGGCTGTCTTAGGTGCCACAACAGATGCAGCGTGTTGTCTGATTAACAACACTGATGCTAGCGATAGTGGGATTAAAGCACCTATGACAACTGCCTTGATGATGTTGCCTTTAGATTCACGGCGCATAGTAGTGTCTTTCGCTTTATTGTGATGGGTTTCTAGGATGGGATGGCACGCTTCCGTGGTTTGGATTTCTAGCTTTGAATGGCTCGCTTGCTCCTATTGGATTCCTAGTAGTGGATAGCACGCTCTGCATCTATGGATTACTGGATAGACATGGCACGCTTCAACGTTGTGGGTTTCTCGATATCGTTGGCTCGCTTATCACTTGTGGGTTTCTACGTCCGGATGGCTCGCTGATGCCCAATGGGTTTCTGTGCTTTTCTGGCTCGCTTGCTGCATCGTGGGTTTCTAATCTTCTTTGGCGCGCTTGGCCGATTTGGGTTGCTATATGATGAAGGCCCGCTAAGTCTTGTGGATTTCTGTACAACGTGGCTCGCTACGAGTTCTGGGGTTCCTTATGTATTGTGGCTCGCTTTTCTCCTATGGATTTCTACCCAATCTATGGCACGCTCCTGCAACGTGGGTTTCTGGTCATTTGTGGCGCGCTTGCGGTTTATGGGTTTTCTAAGGTCGACTGGCTCGCTTATCAGATCTGGGTTACTAGATCGCAATGGCTCGCTGTCGATGATTGGGTTTCTCGCGACTGATGGCACGCTGATTGGCTCTGGGTTTCTATGGTTGGTTGGCTCGCTGAATGTGCTTGGGTTGCTCTGGCGCAGTGGCTCGCTCGTGACGATTGGGTTTCTTGCTTTCAATGGCTCGCTGACGCATCACGGATTTCTCGATTTACGTGGCTCGCTTTGTCCGACTGGGTACCTACCACTTATGGCTCGCTCACGTTGCTTGGGTTACTGATCCAAGATGGCTCGCTAATCACCTTTAGGTTTCTTGAGTTCCTTGGCACGCTTTCCTCCTACGGGTTTCTATCCATGTCTTGGCTCGCTCTTATGATAGGGGTTTCTGCAGGAGCATGGCTCGCTTCCCTCTCTTGGATTACTACGGTCGAATGGCTCGCTTGCGTGATCTTGGGTTTCTAGCCTCGATGGCTCGCTGGACAACTTGGTATTCTCTCGTATTCTGGCTCGCTGGCCATGGTTGGGTTGCTACGTTTATCTGGCTCGCTGGAGGATGATGGTGTCCTCTCGTTTTCTGGCTCGCTAAATTCCATTGGATTTCTTACTCCTGATGGCTCGCTCACCGTCTTGGGGTTTCTACCAACCTCTGGCTCGCTTGCATGATTGTGGGTTTCTAACCTCTGATGGCTCGCTGTGCCTCACTGGGTTGCTCATCCGGTATGGCTCGCTTCGTTCCTATGGGTTTCTAACCAACTTTGGCTATTCTGCTGCGTTCCTCCCATGCCGGTGGCCTTGAATTGCTTCGTGATAAGTCGGTGTTACCTCTAGACCTTCTAGCCTCCTCCACTTGTCCCATAACTCCGCTAAGAACATCTTTACCATGTAACCACGCGCCGCAGCATCGATACGACCGGGTGGCCAGTATGGATTCATGATGACCTGTTTCTCTGCACTGCTCATCCCTTCCAGTGAATCATTTTTCTCCTTCCATTTTTCAATGGTAATCTTAATGCGGGCGGGGTCTGTTTCAAGTCTATGCTTATACCCCCGGTAAACTTCCACCCACGGTGAGCCCAAACGTATGAACGATGCTGCCAGAATATGCATCTTGGTCTTTACCCATGGATCATAAGTAATGCCCATTTTCTTTTTCATCTTGCCTTTTTTGTCTTTATACTCGCGTTCAACCAAATGTTCCTCGCGCCGTGATCGCCGACGACCATCAAGGGCAACATCCAACCCGGCAAACTTCCAGAACGATGAAACATGGTGTGCTCTGTGCGGGTTGAACCGGCTTATGATAGCTCCACCCATCGCAGGCCCTATACCATGCTGATGTTTCAAATATTCCCGATAAATGGGAATATCTTCCAATAATACTTCAAGCTGCCTGAACTGGGCTGCTTCTTCACGTTCCAAAATTATGAATTGGTTTGTTAGCACCAGCTCACTATAGTCCTCTATCAGTTCATCGCCTATAAACCCTTCCCTAGCCGGTAGGGTACGATTACGGGCGATACCAGAAACTAAGTTCCTATAACTGGCCCGTACTTTGTCCAGAATTTTCTTAGCCTCCTTAGACAGTTCGCCCTCTTTTTCTGGTTCTGCTTTAATATCCTTTTCTTCACCTATGTCTTCATCTTTATGCTTTTTCAGCTTGGCCCTGAAGTTAGCGGCTAGTCTTAGGCCAGCTTGCATCCTTAACTGCTGAATGTCGTAACATCCCCTTACCATGGGTTTGATTTGGTCGAGTGTTGTCATGTAGGCTCCTTGGCGCTAGGCGCGGATGGGTTACTCGCTGGATATGGCTCGCTCAGTCTTTGTGGGTTACTGTTAGTGAATGGCTCGCTTCTTCCTTGTGGATTTCTACACAGACCTGGCTCGCTCTTTCTCTTAGGGTTACTGGGGGTTCGTGGCTCGCTTTTGTGAAGTGCATGGCGATCACGTGCCTTGTGGGCGCGTAAAGCATATTACAACAATGCTTTACAAGAAGCAAATGGGGTATTAATTTTTAGAGATTAACTTCTTTGAAGATTGTCGTAATTCTAATCTGATTTTGCGCAGTTGTTCCTTATTATCTATAATCCCTTGAATTAGCTCTCTTATTTGATCATCTTGGGGGTTATCTGATAAAGCTAGATCTGCGTCTTCATAATGTTTATCTCCATAACTAACACGTTCCATAGCTTCTATACGCGCAAGCCTAGGAAAAAATTTACTATTCATATATAGATCAAAAGTATGGCCAAATGTATTTGATCCTTTACCACGGGCAAGATATTGCAAAGGATTATTACTGCTGGCTTCAATATCTACAGCATTCAAATCTCCTTTATATCTTTGAATAAGTTCCATAATTGTATTTTTAGCACGAAAAACATGTAAATTTAGATGCTTTGGAAAAACTTCATGAATCTTCCACCAAGAATCATCTTCTATAACCAATGCGCGCACTAGATCAAGATTGCTTTGCACCAGAGTAAATAGTTGTATGCAAGAATTTAGTTCATTAGTAATATGTCCATAGCCTGGATTTGGTATAAGTGACCACATACGAGGTTGAAATAGCTTAAAGAACTGTGCTTGGTTCTTTGTAGCAAAGTTTCTTTGTTCTGGTGTTAGACTATGGTGCGACTTGGTATTGAGATCAGGTACAACTTTCAACATACTATTCTCCATTTTGCTGGTTGTGGTATTCCCATCGATCACTTGTGGGCGTGATACGTTTTGCCCACATTTCTGCTCGCTCTGATAAAGACAATAGTGCTTTGATAAGTTGATGCAAAGCAGACATATCATTATCAGATGTAATTTCCTCTTTACTTAGTTCAATTTCATGTATCAATTTAACTAGCCCATCATTTTGGATAAATGTGGCTAATGGGTCTATTAAGACCATAATTTGTCTACCGAAACTGGGTTCTTGTTTTCCTTTCACCTTTTTTTCTAATTCCCTTTTTTCTTCTAATAGTTCATCTACATTTCTTCCTAAAACTGCTGCAAGTTCAGCACGTTCTGTCCCGTAGGCTTTAGCTTCTTCAAGTTCTTTTTTCGTTGTTAGTAATTTCTTTTCATTTTCCTTAAGAGCAGTGTCTAATGCAGCTTTTAGAACTTGTTGGAAGGAAGCTTCTGCCTCGGCTTTAGCTTCAGCCTTAGCTTTTTCAATAATTGCTTGATTATCCACAATAGGTGGGCCATTTGGCCCACCTACATCTCGATCGGGTGCCGCATTTGCGCCAGTTGGTGGCGCATTTGCGCCAGCTACGTCTCGATCAACTGTTTTGTGATGAACACCAAGAACCTTTGCAATCTGCCGGTTGGATAGACCTTGGTCTGCAAGTAGTTTCACTTGCTCTTTACGTGGACCAGCTTTTAACTTATAGAGCCCCGCATTAACGTCACGTTCTATGACGGCTTCTATAGCTGTCTCCATGCTGCGATGTGCATCAAGCAGATCAGCAATAGGTATTGCATTTTGGATTTCTTTGTCAGTAGGCATAATAACTACCTTGAAGTACGAAGTTAACCAGCATATAGCTTTACAGCAAAAATATATTGAAAGCAAGTCTGTTAAAATAAGTCAGCATCATCAGGTATTTCCATATGTCCTTCTATGGTAAATTTAGACAGTAGTTTATATGGTTTTCCTTCTTGTTGTGGCGCTTGTTCCATATGCAAGATAGCAGTCTTCATAGGAATAATCTTTACCCAATTCATGTGAATTATCTTAAAGACAACCCAATTGATTCCTATCAATCTAGCATTTTTAAAATCTTGAATATTGACTGCAACATTAACAGTATTGACTCTATCTGTGATACACATTAAGATACCACCTATAGGAATATCGTCTTTATATAAGACACCAATATCGTGGTGACCTATGCGACAAACCGGTGTGATTCTGGCCATCCTAACCTCTCATAGTTTTATTCGCCAACCTTAAGAACTCATCCTCGTCCCATTCCAACATCAGTTTCTGTGCAAGGTGATGGTCTGGTTGTGGATGGTCATGACTAAGATGGCAACAATAGCTGGCGATTACCTTACCAGCAGGGTCTAGTTCCTCAATATTACCAGAAACGCCAACCTTCGATTTAATACGATAAATCTTACCGGTTCTGCCTCCCTCAATTGTGAACCAGCCATTTTTCTCAACTGTGTCACGTTGTTCTGGCGTAAGGTGTTCCAGTAGGATTTGTTTGGCACGTTCATCAGCAACTTTGCGTTTTGCTTCTGCTTCTTGCCTTTGCCGTCGTCTTTCTTCATACTCCCGGTTATACTTCTCTTCTAGAATAGTGGTTCGTTCACGAATAATAGCAGGCATGGCGATGTTTTCATGCCATGTCGGCCAATAGAGGGTGCTTGGAGTGCAATCAGTAGAAGAGGTAGTGATGATGTTACTGACACACCCAGTTCCATTGTCAAATTGCCAGAGAGGCCAGTTGCAACCGGTTGATGTTGCGGTTTGATTCGCATATGTATGCCAAGCTGGGAAGACGTTACCATTAGCGTCAGTTATCCACATCAACGCCATTTCAGCCCCCCACAAGCTGAGGCATAAGTATCATCTTTTCGGCATCTGGGTCAAACTCAGTCATTCGTGCGCCGCGTGTGCCTGCTCCACCCTTGGGGTCATCAGTAACATGGAAAGCGTGATAGCCTCTTTGACGAGCACTATCAAATGCTGCCTTAGCGATTGCTACCTCTTCTGCGTTGTCGGCATCCCAACCATGGGTAGTGTGACCGGTTTGGTCGAGGATTCTCATTACATGCATGGTCATTTTAGTACTCCCTGGTTTCAGTTATATCACGAGTGGTTTTTCCACATCGTTTACACACGAATAACCAATTCAAGTTTGATTTCTCCGAAAAGGTCATTTCATAGTTATGACCAAATATCCAGCAAAGTAGCCTTCGCATATTTAGGTTCCTGGCTTAATTTGTATTTCATCATAGATGTACACGCCCAGCAGATCGTGTGGTATGATGTGACCTGCTTTGACTTCGTGCCTCACAAACGCTTTAAGTGTCATGTGATGGATACTCTCATTGGTATAGTACTCAACACCATGATTATCCAATAGTTTCATGGTTGCAAGGCGCTTTTCGTGCTCTTGCATTCCAAACTGAATAGTGATAACTGACTTTATTAGGTCACCATGTCCTTGAGACTCAAACCATTGGAAAGCATCCAACCGTTTATCCTGCGGAATAGAAGCACTGTAAACAGTGTTTCTTTCCGCAACGAATGCCGGGTGATTACCGTCGGCTTCCACGGTAAGGCTGGAAAGCTTCGCCTTACGGAAGAGCTCAGGCAACTCATCCCGTTCAATCTTAGTAATGCGGTTTTCTACCTGCTTTACTTGATCTTCAAGATCAGCCTTCAACAGGTGTAAATCACGGAGGGCCTTGGCACCATTGCGAAGAACATTAAGATCCACAACCGGTTGGTTGGACTTAGAGTCGGCCTCTATGGCGGCGAGTAAATCATCATTACTCATTCATCAACGCCTTCTTCAAACCAAGCCACAAACTCTTCTATGTTGGTCTTTTGTTCTTCTGTTGCGTACTCTAAAATTGCATCTCGTTTTTCTTTCCAAGTCCCTGCTGCTCTAATCACAGCTTCTATGGCATCGATCAAAGTTTCAATCTGTTTTTCGTGCATTGTGTCCTCCCTGCTAGCCGTAAAGCATTATAACGCACCGCGCACAGGAGCGCAAGCGGGACAGATTAAAATAGCCACAAAGACAGCGCCACAAGTGAAAGATAAAGTGCACCGCCCTGGAGAGCACCCATCCAACCGGATGTTGCGTAATACCACATAATGCATACGAAAAAGAAAATAACAATAAAGATATCAAGGCGACGCAGTTCATAGTAGCGGTACTGTTTAATCGGCACATTGATTGTATCAATAAATTTATCCCAAGCGCGTACTATGGAGCGAGGAATAGGGATTTGCATCGCTGGCTCCGAATGGGTTACTCGATGTCTTTGGCTCGCTCGGGCTGTTTGGGTTTCTGCGATACGCTGGCTCGCTAGCGCAGTTTGGGTTTCTTGTAGATTTTGGCTCGCTTTTCTTGCGTGGGTTACTATCTGAAGATGGCTCGCTCCCGTGCTCTGGATTTCTGCGTCGGATGTGGCTCGCTAGAACTTCCTGGGTTTCTGCGATACGCTGGCTCGCTAGCGCAGTTTGGGTTTCTTGTAGATTTTGGCTCGTCCATTTAATGTGGATTTCTAGCAGTTTTGTGGCTCGCTCGTATGTTGTGGGTTTCTGGCCCTGTTTGGCTCGCTAAGTCCTGATGGATTTCTTCACACTTATGGCTAAGACTGCTCGTAAGAATTCCCGAGCCTAGCCCGCTGGGAGTAGTTTGCGGCATCATCCCAGCGGGCCTCACTGGTGGGCCGGGTTGTGAAAAACCCACCAGTGGATCACTGACGGAGAATGGAGCTCATCCGTCAGTGGATTAGGTTAGACTGCGCGTCGGCGCTTCCAACCGATACCGAGCAAACCCAACCCGGCTAGGATACCAGGGATACCAGCTCCGACAACAGGACCCGGGACAGGTGCCGAGATATCAACACCACCGTTGAAGCCACCGATACCAACCGAGTTAATCGTGTACCGAACCTCAGCGGTAAACGGGTTGGTTAGGAACGCCGCATCTGTCTGAAAGGCGGACCCAGACGGTGTGGTGAACACACCAGTATCAGCGAGCAGATTGCCATTGATAAAGGTCTGCTCGTCGGCATTCCACCCGGTTGTCAGCCCGCTGACCGAGAACGACGACAGCAGATTTCGCAATGCCCCAGGCCCGGTGAGGCCGGAAGCAGTAATGTCAATCACCAGCTTGTGATTACCGGTGTTGGTTTGCTGAAGGTTCAGGGTGTTGGTGGTCATAATACCGGGAAATGGCAGCACGGTTTGCGAATCAATGCTGAGTGAGTTCAAGGTAAAGATGCCACCAGGGATAGCGCCGTTAAGATTGACAGTACCGGTGGTATTAGCCGGTGTGGTGAGTTCAAG